CTATAACCGGTCCCTAACTCCCATTGCACTTTTTCTTCCGGAGTGGTAAACGCATTCCAAGCATGCTTTAATCGAGCACCAAAGTTAGCCATAGGATACCTCCTTTCAGTAGCGTTTTAAACAATAGTGGGTTAGAGCTTGTTTTTTCATGACATCCTCACCCGGTACGAAGACGCTGAAGTTCGTATTCGGGTAAATATGGATTGTCTCTTGGATTAAATCCGGGAACATTCTTCAACATCCAACGGGTCTCTTCTTCATGCGCCTTTGCTATATCGGCATCAAACTCAGCAACCAATTGCTTAAACTTAAGATCCATTAAACCTTTATCGGATAAATCCTTTACCGCTTTTGCGCCCCTATCAACGGTTTTACGACCAAGCTTTACAGTAGGACTTTGGTTATTTGAAGTAACATAAGTAGGAATAGATTTAATTGGTAGATTACCATGTTTTCCCAAAACAGCGAGTGTGACTGCGGTACCAACTGCTAAAACACCGACTCCAATCGCTACTTTTTTCTTAGTACTAAGACGTTTTTTTGGAGAATCATTAGACGAGGTTGATGTTTCTTTTCGAACACCCCAGCGCATACCTTTAACACCAAAATGAGCTAAAGCTTGTTCTCTTGTTATTTCGGTCATTCGAAAGCCTCCTTATTAGCTTTGTACGCAATATAAGCGTCCATTAATGCCGCAACATTATCAATCTTCTCATCTTGTCGCTTCTTAAGAAGCTTTCGGTTTCCGTTAGTGTCTTCAAGAGTGATGGCGTTACCCATAGCAAAAGACATAAGCTCTTGATCAAATATGAGCATTCGCTCTTCGCTAAGAATTTTCAATTCACCCAAAGGAACCGACTCTGTACGAGCACCCTGGATTACCTTTTCAATTCCGTAAGGACCATTATTCTGTTCCCAACGATTGACAAACTCTTTAGCGTTATAAGGATCGAAACCCAAGGTACGAACATCATAAGCAGAATCTTCAATAAATTTTTCAAGATCATCATATACTTCCATCATGTCGAGAACTGTACATTCTAAAACATGAAGACTTCCTTCTTTAATAAACTGCTCATACTTCGCACGCATTGCTGCTGGAAGTTTCATTAACGTTAGGGATGAAATATAACTTCTGGTTTTAACACCGAAAACACCATTTGCCAATGGAAACAGAAATGTGAATGCACAAAAGTCATCGCCTTGCGATAAGTCTGCACCTAGAGAACAAGGCATCTCCCAGAACTCACGCGGGCGATGCGGAATAGTTTCTTCGTATGTAAAGAAGTATGTATAGCCTTCCATTGGAATACCAAAACGTTTGGCTAAGATATCATTTCTAGAAGCAGGCGCTTTTTCTGCTCTTTCAACATCCAAATGGTATGTTTCGTAAGAAACAGTTTGACCAAGGTTTGGATTTGCTTTCAACCATGTTTCTGGATGAGCTACTTCGACTAAATCGTCTAACTTGTAATGCCAGATCGAAACATGTGGCGCATAGTATTCACCCTTAAGAATGCTAGCTAGTTCCATTTTGATTGTATCGCCACTACCGTTTCGAACAGTTCCTTCTGAACTAATTGCAACAATCAAGTAGTCCTCCAGTTTAGATGCACCTTGTTCCACAGCACCAACCACGTCTTCTCTAAGATCTCCAGACAACCATTCATCAATAGTTGAGACCTTAGGTCTAAGACCCTGTAGTTTATTGATGGCCATCGGACGAACTTCGAGAAGCGATCCTGTTAGGAAGTTCTCAATACCCTTTTTAGTCGAGGCTAGTTTCACCCTATTCATACGATTGCCGGTGGTATTCTGTAACGACCCCTCAGTGAGGAATTGAAACAGAGGACCTCGGGCACGAACTATGGATGTACGAATAGGGGAAACCACCTCGTCCGCCTGTTTCATCGTTGGCGCTGTGGTAATTTGATGTGTCGTAGATGTATCGACGTTGATGAAATAGCTTTGAATGCATGAGCCATACATTGACTTAGCAGCACCTCGGGCCACTATTAGATATTGCTTTGTGGTTAAGCGTTTCTTGATAGTCTTGGTGACATAGTGTCCACCCCGGTTACCATCCGATGGTTGATAAACGCTACGTTCCACAAAGTAATACCAGCCAAAGATCTGTTCGGACCAGAGCTTGAATGAAGGAAGTAAATGAAGATCGCTTCCGTCTGTCAAAGTTAATTCATTTTCACAATATCGAATAAAACCCTCAACGGCTTGATCATCATAGAAGAATTTTGGGTTATCGATCAGAGCGTCAATTCGGTTCATCTCCATTGAGATTTCCCGATTTACAGGAATATCTCCACGAAGAACAGCATCTCGAAACTCGCCGTAATAGATAGGAACCGCTTTATTAGAAAGAGTCATGCGGCATCCTTTCTAAATTACTTTTTGTACTTTTTCATAGCCTGATCCATGAGTCGCGTCATTGCCTGATTTGCAATTTGTGACATAAATTGATCCTTGAGTCGCGTCATTGCCTGATCTGCAATTTGTGACGTAGCTTTATTCATAGTCTGATTCAGAGTCTGTTCAACATTTTTCTGAAATTGACTTTTCTGTGGCGTAGTAAGCTTGGATAATTGCTGTTCAAGATTCAATCGAGTAACCAGTTCCTGCATCTCTTTATTACTAAGAGAGTTCACACCACTCTTTTTAAGTTTTTGGTGGATGCTGGCACTACGTTTAGCCTCATCACTTGCTGGATGATTAGCTCCACCTTTTGTTTGAATTTTAGAACTATTTGGTTTAGTCGAAACAGTAACTGGAGTAGGAAGCCCGCCGGAAGGATTCTCTCGACGAACCCCCCAGCGCATTCCTTTGATCCCGAAATGACTAAGGAAGTTATGGTCAATTGACGCTTGAATTAATTCGTCATCTTCAACATCAAATGAAACAATATGACCTAACTGATTTGTTTTGACTTTAATAGCAAAACTAAAGTTATCGCTAGAGTGTTTAATCTCATTGTAATCGACAGTCCAAAGACCAGGTTCGTTGTCGCCACTTAAACGAACTTTATACTTTCCTGAAGGACTATTACCATAGACGGCTTTTAGATTTTTATTAAACTCTTTTTCAAAAGCAGCCTTATATTCCGCGTGGTATTTTTCTTGAATTTTTGAGTTTTTTGGATTAGTAAAATCGACGTCTTTGTATTTTGGATCGTTGTTAATTTTTGGAATGACAACAGCATTCATTTTATCTGCTGTTTTATTATAAGCACTCATTCCTTTTCGAACGTTAGCGACTTTTTTGTTCCACTTTGCATCGTCTTTTGTTAAACGATTACCTCTAGAATCAGTTACTTTTGATAATTTAGGTGATGAGTTAGTACTTCCTAAAGAATTACGAACTCCCCAACGCATTCCTTTAACGCCAAAATGCTCTAAAAAGTCATCAACATTTTCAATACTCATTTTGACCCCTACTATGCAATCACTTTGACTTTAGGGTTTGGCTCAAAGAATTCACGAGCTTGCTTTTCAGTTAAAACGCCAGTTTCTTTGTGACCTTTTTTCTGTTGCCACTTTTTAACTGCAGATTCAACAGAAGGAGTGTATTTGTTACCAGGACGGTTAACACTCAAAGGCTTGGATACCTTAAGGAAACCTCGCCGAATAAGACGATAGCGAAGCTGCTTCACAGAATCAGAATCATCAACTCCAGGCTTTAGATTCTTAAGATATACACGAATCTCATGCTCGAAGTCAATGTTCTTTCCACCAAGATCTTCACTCCAGCCAACCGGCTCAAAACCCCAGGCTCTACGGAACCAATCAATAGGAACAGTTCCCATAACTCCAGGACCACCAGCATCAGTCGATCGAACTTCACCATTACCAACATAAATAGTAATGTGACCATGCCGACCACCGCGAAAATATACAGGCGCTCCAATCGGAATATTTTTTAGATCAGGATGACGCTTTTTAGCATTTTCCCACTGAACCCATGCCGATAGATACCAATGATTTGTCGGATAAATTTCTTGGCATTCCCATAAACACAGATTTACTTTATTTGTGGTTTTTTCTTTAAAAGCTTTAGCTGCTTCATACCCAGTTTTCATGTATGTGCTCCATTCACAAATCCAGGATTCTGGTCTGAAATATCAGCAGGAGCCGGAACATCAGTTGAAGGCTCAATATAACCATACTCTTCAGAAGTTTCAACTACTGGTTCATAACTAGTTTCGAGTGCATCAGGAAGATTTTCATCTGCTTCAAAGAATTCACTCAACTGAGTGCTCATTTTCACCCTCATTTCTTTTATTAAAATGTTTATTATCAGGATCATCGGGTTGATCTTCATAATCGATGAGTAACTGATCCCTAGATCGACGCATATCTGCTCGGCGATCACGCTGACGTGGCCCCCAATAATAAGCACTAGCCATTAAAACTGCTGTGGTAATAGCACCTATTAAAGTGGCCAATGCTTGTGCAATAGCTGGGTCCATAAACATTAGCCTCCTTTTTGACTTTGTGCTTGAGTCTGCGTTTTTTGAAGCGTCATAAACCATTCGGCTCTTGTTGGATTCGAATCCAATCGCTCTAACAAGAATGCACCACCGGCAATTATAGCAGCTCCATAACTTAGCCAAAGTCCTTCTTCACTAAGCCCATACATTAAACCTATAAATGTTCCGCGAATTATATAAACAGTAGCGGCGGAAAGCAATCCATACTCTGCTGCCCATTGTTGTTTACCAAGCCAACCCGCGATAAGAAGCCCACCAGAAGCAGCGGCCAGTATAGCAATTAGATCACCAAGCACACTATCAAGAAA